GAATTTGGGTTTGGACTGCACCAGATACGCCAATCGTGCAAAGGTCGCCCGTCCCAGTGCTGATCTGTGGAGAGATTGCAGAGGGCGGGGGGCTGCGAACCGTGGTGTCCATAGTACCAGAGGAGGTGACATTGCTGTCACTATACACTGTGTCCGCAGCCTGTGCTGTGGTTAAACTTCCTACCAAGAGAAGTACTATAGCGGCAATTATTCGTGTCACTTTTAATTCCTTGAACTATGATTTAATGTTACTACGTTTAACGCTTCTTTTATTGCAGTAACATTAGCATCAATACGTGCTATCATTATATCATTCTCATGTATTTCATCAGCTAGTCTAGACGAATCTAAACGCATCTCTGATATGTCCATACGATTGTACCTAATGTCTAACACCATTGCTGACACAGCCCACACTACAGCGGCTCCTTGTAATAATAAAGCACCTGCTATTGTTACGACTGTCCAGTTAATGTTCATGGCTTAGTCGGCCATGTAATGCTGTTAGGAAACCCAGCCTGTGCAGGTACATTACGTAAGGCAAGTCTATACGCAGTTTGTGCATCTGTTATTGATCTGTCTCCTAAAGCCCACCAATCAGTAGCTGCAATTAAGGCATCTCGTTCTTTACGAACAGCAGCAGATGCACGAGCTACTGCTGTGTCAGTATGTGTTTGATCTAAGGCGTCAAAGTAAGTTTCGTCTTCAGCACTGCACTGTACCCTCACACCATCTACCATATTAAATCTGGGCATAATGCACTTCCTTTATTTTATTATTTTTAAGCATTGGCTATGCCAAACATTACAATTTCACCTGACCCTATATTGCCAGCGCTCATAATAAACCTGACAGCGTTATTATCTTCAGCAGATGCTCTAGATGACGCACAGCTGACGTCTGTTGATGCAACTCTATGAGTGGAGGCACTATGAATAGCCATACAATTGCTTAAACCTCTTGTCTGCTTGCCAGAGGTTTCAGGCTCAAATAAAGAGAAATCCCCAAACACTCCGTCTTGGCCAGATGAGCTACCTATTGCGGTGTCTATCACATTCATCCCAATACTATGTGTATTACCGCTATGTCTGTAATTTCCACTATCAGTTGCAAAATTAGTACCGCCATCAGTGCTAGTCTGGCAGAATAAAGTAGCCTCATTTGTTGCGGGAATCACAGATAGCATTGTAAATACGTAGTAATCAAACTTGCTTGAATCAAATTGAGTGAATACAATAGATGCAACGCCGCTAACAACGCCAGATGAGGCAACAAAAACCCTTGCCCCGCCGCCGACTTTAGTACCCATATAAGTAGCCAAAGTCTCAACTTTGGTCATACGCATAGTGCCGCCATCATTAGTTAAAAAACCATCACCATCAGCTACTGCTGTAGTACCTCGTGCCGTTCCACCATCAATAAGGTTTATTTCAGCGGCAGTGGCTGTAACTCCATCTAGGATGTTTAACTCAGCAGCGGTGCTGGTTACACCGTCAAGAATATTAAGTTCAGCAGCGGTAGAAGTTACACCGTCAAGAATATTAAGTTCAGCGGCTGTACTGGTCACACCATCAAGGATATTAAGCTCTGCGGCTGTAGAGGTAACAGCAACGCCACCAATCTGAACGCCGTTACTCAAGTCAGGCTTACCGTTACCCGCTAGGTCAACGATTGCGTCTGTTCGTAGTGTGGACATTATGATCCCCCCAAGGTTGGCCAAGTAATACTATTAGGAAACCCAGCTTGTGCAGGTACATTCCGTAATGCAGCCCTGTATGTGGTCATGGCGGAAGTCATAGTCACATCACTGTTGCCCGTCCAATCAGTGGCTGAAATTAGTTCATCTCGTTTTGCACGAACTTTAATTGCTAAAGCTGCGGCTATCTCTGCATCAGTAGGAGCAACATAAGCATCAAAGTCTGCACCAATAAGGGCCATGACTGCATCGTTGTTGATAGTCATATCAGTGTCAGCAGGGTCTAGTGTGTAGGGTATCCATCCGTAGTCTGGATGATTAATCTCAACGTCAATGCTTGTGTTAGCAGCGTTCATTGATACCGCATTGCGGATTTGTGTAATTGTTATACTCATTATGATATCCTTACCCATAAGCCAGCGAAACCTTGGCCGCTGGCAGCTGCAGCGCCACTTATGCACCTCCAAGTACCAGACTGACTAGCGGTATTTGCACCAACCAGCTGCGCCTCAAAATTCGCAACTCCCCCCTCACGGGCCTGCGCCCATGCATAAAACGAACTAGTTGTAGCACCAATAGCAAAAGCGGCATTAGAGAGTGGCCTGCCTAGTTGATACGTCCCAACAGCGCCAGAGGTTGTACTAGCACCCATGTATGTTTTAACAGTTTGTACTGTAGTCATTCTCATTGTACCGGCATCGTTAATTAGTATGCCATCGCCATCAGCTACAGCAGTTGTACCTCTGGCTGTACCACCGTCTATTAGGTTAAGCTCTGCTGCCGTAGAGGTTACACCATCCAAGATGTTTAGTTCTGCGGCTGTTGATGTAACTCCATCAAGAATATTAAGCTCTGCTGTAGTTGATGTCACACCATCAAGGATATTTAATTCAGCGGCTGTACTAGTCACACCGTCTAATATATTTAACTCTGCTGGTGTTGATGTAATGGCTGTGTTACTTGCGGCTGCTAGTAGTGGAATTGTACCCGCAGCATCGGGTAGAGCAATAGCCCTATTCGTACCAGAGTTTGGTGCGGTAATTGTAAATACACCATTACCACTTGCATTTGGTGTAAGGGCTATTTTACTCATATTTCATACTCCGTGTTGTAGTTCTTATGTTTTAAGGCGCAGTAGGCCATGTAATGCTACTAGGAAAGCCAGCTTGTGCAGGTACATCTAAAAGGGCGGTTCTGTACGTAGCCCATGCAGTTCGTTGCTCTGACGTTAATGCAGCCCAGCGCAGTGCATTACCTGCAATAGGATCAACAACTGTTACTAGGATGTTGTCACGACTTTCCCTTACTGACAACGCTTTTTCTTCATCATTTGAAAAGTCTACAACCGAACCGGAACCGTCTGCATTAATGGAGTTGTGATTATTATCTAATGCTGTTTGCCATTGTTCATCTGTAACAACCACTTTAGGTGTCGGTATAGTAGAATGTACTTCGTCAGCGTACCAGCCAAGAAGGCGGTTGTTCTCATTTATATGTGCATATCTCATTTTTAATACTCCTTAATGCCCTATTGCTATCCAGTAAAAAGCGGCTGTAGCAGCGGTTACGTTCTTTATAGCCATAGAGGATGTACCGGGACTGCCCGTAAGACACCACCCGTTGCGGTGATCGTTAGCACCAGAAGTACCTCGGTGAAGTCCTGCAACACTATGACAAGCGTTTGGAAAAGCTATCGGAAACGTCACGGTTGTAACGCTAGTATCACCAGAGGAGAAATAACCCCACTGGATGATAATACCCCCAACAAATGTAATGTAACCATTAGAGGATGTAGACTGTGCTGTGTAAGGGTTACCACCCATGTATGTTTTAACAGTTTGCACTGTAGTCATACGCATTGTTCCAGCGTCATTAATTAATACACCATCGCCATCAGCTAAGGCTGTTGTGCCTCTTGCAGTGCCACCGTCTATTAAGTTAATTTCTGCTGCGGTAGTTGTAACTCCATCCATGATGTTAAGTTCAGCCGCTGTAGAGGTGACTCCATCTAGGATGTTAAGTTCTGCTGCTGTACTGGTAACCCCATCAAGTATATTAAGCTCTGCTGTAGTAGAAGTTACCCCATCTAATATATTAAGCTCTGCGGCTGTACTGGTAACCCCATCTAATATATTAAGCTCTGCGGCTGTACTAGTTACACCATCTAGGATGTTAATCTCAGCACCTGTGGAAGCAATAGCAGTTGACCCTAGAGTTATACCTGCTGTTGTTACACCGTTTGTACCATCTAATAGTATTGTCATTTAAATCACCACCAATCTTGAACCGTCACTAACTGTTATCGTAACACCATCCGCAATAGTTATTGGTCCCGTAGTCATTGCGTTTTTATTAGCGGGGATTGTATAACTCGCGTCTGCTATCTGGTCGTTTTCGTAAAACATTTCATTTCCGACACCACCAGTTGCTCCACCACCTACTGAACCCCATGCGCTACCATTGTAGCCCTCAAATGCAGTCAGCGTAGAGTTAAAACGGAATGCACCTGTAGTTGGTGAGCCATCTCGCTGGGCTGTATTACCTGTGGGCAGCAGGGCTGAACCTGTAGCACTTGTCTTTGCAACAATGCCCACCAGACCATCGACTAGGTTAAGCTCTGCTGCTGTTGATGTAACCCCATCAAGAATGTTAAGCTCTGCTGTAGTAGAAGTAACACCATCCAACAAGTTTAGTTCTGCGGCTGTACTAGTAACTCCGTCTAAGATATTAAGTTCTGCAGCCGTACTGGTTACACCATCAAGTATATTCAACTCAGCAGTAGTACTAGTAACCCCGTCTAATATGTTAAGCTCTGCTGTTGTGCTAGTAACACCATCAAGTATGTTTAACTCTGTAGCTGTTGAAGTTACTACTACATTCTCATTAATTTTAGGGGACGTTAAAGTCTTATTTGTTAGTGTATCTGTAGATACAAGAGATACTAACGTTGAGTTAGCACCAGCAGGCAGCATAAGAGTGTTATCTATATTTGCTGAGTGAGGTTGGCCAAATACTTTTTGCCCGTGACTGTTGCTTTCACAATTAAATACGATTGCACCTGAGTTACTGTTACCTCTAACGACTACTGTACCTGTACCGTTAGGTGCCAAATCCAGTGTGGCATTAGAAACCGTAACAATGTCCTTCCCATTCATGTCTAGGTTTCCACCTAGCTGTGGGCTAGTATCTTCTACAACGTTAGCTATATCGTTGCTTGAACCAGAGCCTGCAAGAATAGTACTTCTAGTAATCTTTTTAAGTCCACCGCCAGAAGTATCAAGGGCTATGAATACATCGTCGCTAGCTGCAGTGCCTATCTCAGCTAGATCACCTATTGTACTGTTACTTACGTCAAGAATGTTTAGTTCTGCTGCAGTACTTGTAACACCATCGAGAATATTTAGCTCTGCTGTAGTAGAGGTTACACCGTCGAGAATGTTTAACTCTGCTGTAGTACTTGTAACCCCGTCGAGAATGTTTAGTTCTGCTGCAGTACTTGTAACCCCGTCGAGAATATTTAACTCTGCTGTAGTAGAGGTTACACCGTCAAGTAAGTTTAACTCTGCTGTGGTAGAAGTTACACCATCAAGTATGTTTAACTCGGCAGTTGTTGCGGTGACCCCATCAAGTATGTTTAACTCTGCGGCGGTGCTGGTAACTGCGGTTCCATTAAGAGATAGTGCATCAGTTTCTAAAGTTCCATCGACGTCTACGTTACCTGATATGTCTAAACTTGCAGCGATAATTTCACCACTAGCGTTTATCGCACCGTTGATGTCAATTGTAGTGGCAGCGATTTGAATCTCTGTATCAGCAATAATGTCAAGTTGACCATCAGCACTTGAGCCAATCGAAAGCGCAGCGTCTCTAAACTGTATTTTCATAGCAGCGTTTAACAGCAGCCCTGCGTCGTGTACGTGTGTAAGAGTTACGTCTTTGTTTGCGCCAAACCCCAAGACCGCTGCGTCGGACTGCAGAGTGAGATCATTATCCACAAACAAATCAGGTACAGATAAGTCTTGCATAAGGTCAAAGACCGCTCCTGCGTTCCCCACCCCGTTAGTGGCGATGACTTTAACTTGTCCCGCAAGCACTGCTACGTTGGCTCCAGAACCTTGAGAGAACGTCAGTGTGTGGGATGTTGTGTTCTCAATCATCCAGACTTTAGATAAGGTGTTAGGCGCAAGTGTAACCGTACAAGCCTGTCCGCCCCCAGTACACTTTAAGTACAACGATCTAAACTCGTCTGCCGCACCGTCTACCATCGTTAGTGTATGTGTACTAGCGTTAGGTATAGCTTCTCCGGTACTGCTGTAACTAAGCGCGTTGGCAATAAGCTCTAGGTTTGTGTTAGTAGCGGTGCCCCAAGTACCCGCGCGTTCGCCGGTTCCAATCTCTTCAAGCCTCAGATCATTTTCAAATGTACTCATTGTAGTTCACCTTTATCCGATGCGAATTATAGCAGTTGTGGCCCCTGACAGGGGAAAAACAATTTTAAATGGTTGATTTACAGTTACCTTGTCCGCGCCAAAATCAAGCACTGCTACCGCAGGGTTCGTGCCGCCAGCGCTGTATATCAACGCTCCACGGGCAGTTATAGAAGAATTTGTCCAAGTTGTGTCACTAAAGTCTATGTACGCAACAGTTCCACCTGTAGCCGTGTCACTTGTTGGTCTTGTAGCTACGGTTAACGTGTTACCTCCAGCCGTATACCCAGTGCCAGACGCTTCGTTGGTAGTGCTGTACACAGTCGTGGTTGCGTCTAACGTAGCATCAGAAGTGTACAGAGCCGCTTTGAACGTCTGATTAGTGTTAGAGCTAAAGTCCATTTCTCCATCTAGTAGAGCGACTTTGAAAGACGTGCATGTGTAGTTCCCAGTAAAGGCCATCTATTATACTCCACCTTGAGCTATTGGCGCACTAGGTACGGGTATAC